GAAAGATTGAAGTAAATCGCTGCTCTTTGTTGCCTGTTCTAATTTAGTACAGGCTAGATCCGTTTTCTCCAGGGAGGATCTAAAGTAAAATACGTTCTGCAAACCTAACCCCAAGGAGGTTACAGATGGCTCAGAAGGCTATATCGCCCGAAGTGATCGCTCTTGTTGAGCGAATACGGGAAGTCCGTCACGACATTCCAGAGTTCAAGAAGAACGATGTTGAGACGAAGAACTTGATAAACGCATATCACAACACACAAACCGAACTCCTAATGAGAGTTCAGTCGCTAATGGGTTTCGATACTTATGGAGAAACTCTTACCTTTGTCGATAAACAAATTAAATCTTCCAATGTCGCCTAAGGTGCACGACGCTATACGCGTCGAATGTATAACGCGCATACATTCTGGAGATGACCCCATTCAAGAAGTTAAGTTGCGTGGGGACATCTCCGACATGACTTTTACAAATGATAACTTTCTGAAAACTTTCTACGAAGCAATAGGCACGAACATCATTGAAGGTGTTGATTTACCCGGACTAGGTGTGCGTATGTGGCTCGACGAAGAAGGAAAGTTAAAAAATGATACGCCTCTAAATATTGATGGCACTCTATTATTTCAAATGGAGCATAAGATTAACGATCAAATCTTGGGCAACATTGTATTCACTTCCATACGTATTTCTAAAGATGGTTATACAGAAGGATTAAACAAGAGAGAAAAGAAAAAACTTCTTGAAGTTCTCGAAATGTTACAAAGTCTTCGCCCCGAATTCGGTTATATGACGGAGGTGTTAAATGGCTAAAGTCGTTGAACTAGAAGGCGAAAAGTTTCAGTATGAAGGTATCCTTAATCGCGATCCTTCCGTTTTGATAGATTGGTTCGACGACCTAGGAACGTATAACCCTTTCTGCTGGTTATCAAACTTTTATACTGGCGCCCCTATTCTTTGGTCTGGCCATGAATGGCTGACGGCAGAACACGCTTATCAAGCGGCCAAATATGACCAGACAAATCCAAGTCAATTCAAAGCCATCTTGGAAGCGGCAACCCCTGATGAGGCAAAGTTATTAGGTCGCACAGGAAACAAGATTAGATCCAACTGGCACGCTGTTAAGTTCGATGTTATGAAACAAGTTGTATGGGCGAAGTTTTCAAGCGACCCAAACTTAGGCCAACTTCTTTTAGATACAGGCGATGCCTACTTACAAGAAGGGACCTTTTGGAACGATGAAGTCTGGGGTGTCAGACTGCTTGACGCTGAGGGTCTTTGGATTCAAGAGCCTTTCAAACGTCCTGGTATGAACTGGTTAGGAACTATTTTAATGGAGGTTCGCTCCCGCCTGTTAGTCGAAATGGTCAATGAAAATGCCTTTGACCAACAACGTTTTGAGGATATGATCGAAACCATGTTGGAGGAAGAAGAAGACTAGAACCTTTTATTCTGGGCCGAGAAGACACCCTTGGAGAAATCCGGGGGTGTCTTTATTTTTACGACCGCGTTTAGCACAAAACTTATGACGAGTGTGTTATTCTTCAAACACCGAATTTTTAGGGATGCGCCTACATTATGGCGCTAAGAACCCAAGCGGTGTAGGAGGCACAAATGGCAAAGGCACCCAAAATGGTTCGCCTTGCTGTAGATGAGACAAGCGGCGTGGATCACCCAGCACATCTTTCAGAAGGCTGGTTGGTAATGAAAAGCGCCGACGCTGAAGCAATTGAAGCGGTTATTGACTCGCTTACCGAAAGCGTTGTTAAAAATGACAACGATTCAATCACAGAGCAAACAAAGGAGGACTCAGTGTCCGACGAGAATAAGAACACCGAGGACGCCGTTGTAACTGAAGCAACTGCTAAGGCAGTAGCCGATCAAACAACTGAGTCACTCGCAAAGGCTAACGCTCGTATCATCGAACTCGAGGAAGAACTTGAGAAGATGAAACAACCCAAGAAAAAGCCAATGAAAATGGAAGACAAAATGGAAGATGAATCTGATGAAGATTACATGGCCCGTTTGCGATCCATGAAAAAGGAAGCACCAGCAGAAGTTGTAAAGGCAATTGAAAGCCTTGAGAAATCTGTATCTGATGCTAACGCACGAGCAGAAATGGCAGAAGCAACACTAAAGAAGGAACGCGATGAGCGTGCCGATGTTGATGCTATTGCTAAGGCAAAGAATTGGGCAAACCTTCCAATCGATGCGGAGAAGGTAGGTCCAGCACTTCGTCGCCTGTCTGTAATTGACGAAGAACTCGCGAAGTCACTTGAAGGCATTCTTAGTGCCGTCAATGAACAAGCAAAGACCGCAAACTTGTTTACAGAAATTGGTAAAGCCGTTGATAGCACTGCGACAGATGCATATTCACGTCTAACAGCACTTGCTAAGTCAGCAGTCGATTCAGGTATTGCCGGATCGTTTGAACAGGCTATGGCAGATGCTGCACTTGCCAATCAGGATCTGTACAAGCAGTATCTCTCAGAGAAAGGTGCCTAAACCGTGGCATACGAAATTAGTAATTACTGTGTAAAACTTACACTTGTTGCTGCCGCTGATTTGTCAGCCAAGCAATATCAATTTGTTAAATTAAATGCGTCGGGTCAGGCGGCTGCAATTACTGCAATCACCGATGTCCCAGTAGGCGTTTTACAAAACGATCCAGCCGCAGGAGCGGAAGCAGAAGTTCTTGTTTCAGGTGGTACAAAATTAGTTGCTGGTGAGGCTATTTCTCTACCAGCGTTTCTAAGTGTTACTGCCGCTGGTAAAGCAGACAAGATCGCTGTAACTGACACCACCCAATTTGTTGTAGGTCAGGCGATAACTTCTGCAAGTGCTGCAGATGAAATTATCACCGCAGTTGTTAACTGCGCCGCCCCAACAAGAGCGAATTAGGAGGCTAAAGAAAAATGCCACAACCAACTATGAACGACGTCCATGTTGATGCGATTTTGACCAATATCTCAGTCGCCTACTTGCAACGTCAAGAAAACTTTATCGCCGAAAAGGTATTCCCAGTAATTCCTGTCGATAAGAAATCCGATAAGTACTTCCAGTACACAAAGAACGACTGGTTCCGCGATGAGGCTCAACGCCGCGCCGATGGAACAGAGTCTGCAGGTAGCGGTTACAATCTAACAACCTCTACATACAGTACAGATGTCTTTGCCTTCCACAAGGACGTAGGCGATCAAACAATCGCAAACGCTGATGCTCCGTTGAACCCACTTCGCGAAGCAGCCGAGTTCGTAACACACAGAATTCTCCTACGCAAGGAATTACAATTTGTTACTGACTTCTTCACAACAGGCATCTGGTCAGAAGATGTAACTGGCGTTGCTGGTGCTCCTGGAGCAGGAGAAACTAAACAATGGTCTGATTACACTTCTTCCGATCCAATCGATAACATCGAAGAGGCAAAGCAAGAGATCCTCTCAAACACAGGTATGGAAGCAAACACTCTCATTCTTGGCTACGAAGTATTCCGTCAATTAAAGAATCACCCAGACTTAGTTGACAGAATCAAGTACACCTCTTCACAGACAATTACAACTGACATGCTTGCAGCCATGTTCGATATTCCTCGAGTTATGGTTGCTAAAGCAGTAAAGGCAACAAACGTCGAAGGTGCCGCTGAGGCATACGACTTCGCTTATGGTAAGAAGGCTCTTCTTTGCCATGTTGCAACAAATCCAGGTCTCTTGACACCATCTGCTGGTTATACATTTAACTGGACTGGTGTTTCAGGAGGCATCGGAGCCACCATTGGAACTTCATCGTTCCGTATGGAAAGCCTCAAAGCCACTCGCGTTGAAGCAGAAATGGCATTCGATAACAAAGTAGTCGGAGCAGATCTAGGCTACTTCTGGACAGACATCGTCGCTTAACAAAAAAAACAAAAAGGGGGGATGGACTACAAATCCTCCCCCCTCTTTACTTAAGGAGTAAGAATGGCACAAATCAACAGAATATCTCGCGGCGAAATATCGGTAGGTGGAATCATTGGTAGCACAGGCGATGTAACCTACGGATTAGATTTTGGAACTGCATCAGTTGACCCTGCTTCGATTGCAGCAACTACAAGAGGTTCAGTTACTTTCACCTTAACAGGTGCTAAGACAACCGACATCATTATTGTAAATCCACCCTCAAATCTAAACGATGACTTGATCTTTGCAGGTGCGGCTATCACAGCGGCAGACACAGTATCAATTTATCTTTACAACCCAACAGGTTCGGCAATCGACGACACAGCAAGAACATTTTCTTATGTGTGGATTGACATGTCAGCCTAATGAAAGCAAAACTACTAAAACAAATGACTGTGGATGGTAAAACTATGCCACCAGGGTCAGTTTTAGATGTTAGCGGATGGCGCAACGTTAAGACTTTAGAGAGTTCACGCTATATTGCGTTCATCGTCGAAAGTCAACCAAAAGAACCAAAAACAAAAGTCGCAGAAAAAGTAGTACGAGACATTACACTTAGTTAATTAGGTTGGGTGATTTTAGGATCACCCACTTAATTACTTAGAAACGGAGTAAACATGGCAGTCACTCATAGCATAGTTTCAGTTGGAACAACAGCAACCGTAATCTCTACTGCTGCAAATGATCGTGAAGGTCATTCCGTCTTAATTCAAAACCCTTCAGAAAGTACGACAGTTTATATCGGGGGCACTGGGGTTACTACTGCTTCTTATGGAGTGGCTCTATCAGGTGGAGCAGATATTTCAATTGATCTTTCACAAGGTGAAGTAGTATTTGGAATAGTTGCTTCAAGCA